ACCGAGCAGGTCGGCGTGGCGCAGGTCGGCTTCGCGCAACTCGACGTCGCGCAGGTCGGCTTCGCACAGGTCGGCGCCGTACAGGTCGGCACCGCACAGGTCGGCGCCGCGCAGCGACAACCCTTCCCTCACCGCCGTCTCAGCAAGCTGTTTAACGGTCATATTCTCCCTCGAGATTATAACGCTTCCGTCTGTTCTTTTTATTTCCGACATCATCTCTAACCTCCCTTTCTCACTCATGGCAGCCTCCGTCTCTCAGCGGACTGCCTCGTATTGGTGGTGCCAAAGTCTATGCCAAATTTCACATCGTCCATATCAAGTCTCACCCGCGATTAGTTTACAGAGGAGGGCACAATCCCTTTTTCTCTCAAATAATTGAGAATATCACGGAGCCTTCGAAGCAATATCCGTTCGTTGATCGAGGATAGGCTGTCCACCTTTATTGTTTCATCCATCGCCTCTGTAAAGCTGGCTCGGATTTCCCGCCATAGCTTTAGCTTGAATATCTCAAGTTGTTGGTCGGCTTCTCTTTGCGCACGTTGAACGTCCCGTGCCGCGATCTCCTGGGTTTTCTTGTCGTGGACCCGGAGCTTCTCGCATTCCTCGACTTTCGCAGAGTACTGGCGCTCAAGCTCCCAGCATTCCTCGACTTTCGCAGAGTACTGGCGCTCAAGCTCCCTCAACTTCTCGCTCCAATGTGACATCTCTAACCCCCCTTTCTCACTCATGGTAGCCTCCTCTTAGTTGCGGACTGCCTCGACTCGGACATCCCACGGTCGGTCTACTGGGCTTCTCTCGTGTTCCCAGTCTCTCCCACAGTCTGCTCAGGTTTGCAGGTCATCTCAGCCCTTGCCTCTCCCAGACGGTGGTTCTTGAGTATTCGGGATATACCCGAGTGTGTTGTGCAAATTTCCTCCCTTTCTTCATCCCATTTTCTTCTTGTACCTTCCACCATAATATCCCATGACAAATAGGCGGATTACTACAAGACGCAAGTCTATACAAGCCAAAAAGTTAGAGCATGGAACGATAGGCGACACTCCCCCCCTTCCACGTACTCCACAAAAAAGAGAAAACCGAAAGGCTGCTATGTGGTTTCCAAAGCCCAAAGAGTCGCAAAGCGCTAGAGGGGACTAGAGGGTTGGTAACCAGGCACGCTTCGACTAGACAGACTTCTTATTCCATTGACTTTGGAGGAGGCGAAGAACAAGCGCACCTTCAAGGTTATTGGGTTGTATATTCCGCAAAAAGACGGGACCGAAGACTACCGCTGCTACGGATTTACAACTGGATATTTACTCAATGACGAGGGAAAAACCATAGAAAGCCTGTAAGCAGAGCCCGCCTGCCTGCTTTTATTTTACGAAAAGGTGTTGACAACTTTGCATTACGGTCCTATATTGTGACAGCACCTCAACCTAGCGGCGATATGTAGGGTGCTTCATAAAGAGGGTTAAGTTCGAGCATGGTGGCGAGAATGGTGTTGAAGGTGACCGTTCAGAACAGGCATACCGAGGAGATCATTCCAGACGAGTTGTACGTGGAATCAATCCCTGGGTCAGTCGAGGATCGGAAGAAGCTCGCAGAAGAAATCGTAGCAGAAGAGTGGGGAACCGACTGGAAGTTACTTGAGGTCACAACTTGATCGTCGCCTGCTTAAACTCCGATAACCAGGGTCAAGTATGGCAGCCGAAGCAGTAAACTGCGCCGCAGACGCAGATCACCTTCAGGACGCTCTCAGTTACGCACTGGGGGCGTCTCCTGTTATCAAGCAAGAGGTAGCAGCCGCAGTCAAGCACTACTTGGACAGTGAGTCTTTCCCGGAGTTCCCCGCCATCATATGTAGAGAGAGGGAGAAGGTATTCATGTCCACGGATTCTCCCGGTACAGAAAGGTTCAAGAGACTCTTCTTGGAGAGAGGGGAGAGAGCCTAATGTATAACCACGAGAGGATACGACAAGCGCAGCTGAGGATGCATGCAGGCTTCCGGGCATTGTACATATCCGGCGCAACCCGTCTTATCAACAGCGAGATAGAGAAGGCAAAGGAAAGACTATGACAAAGCACCCGGATATTACTATTTGGAAGAAGGGCGTTGGTCTCATCCGCATGAATGATGGCACTCATCTTTACTGCGGCAACATCATCAATGGAGTCAGGCATTTCCTTCTCACGTATTACCAGAAGGTTTATGACCCAGAGCCTATCAAGATTCAACCGGATGACATCGTGGTTGACATTGGCGCGTGGGCCGGAATCTTCATGGTGTACGCTGCGACGAAGGCGAAACAAGTCTTCGCTTCTGAGCCCCTTCCGCAAATGCACGAATTCTGTGCTTTGAACATCAAGGAAAACAAGCTCGACAACGTAGTCCTTTCTCAACTTGGTATCGCGGGCAAAGACTGCGAGAGAACTTTTCATTTCCTTCCCGGCGATCCCGAAATGGGATACCTCTACGATTCTGACGGGCACACCAGGTTCACTGGCACAATGGGAATTCAAGTCGTCTCTCTCGATCGCTTTGTCGAGCTTCACAACATTCCTAGGATCGACTTCCTCAAACTCAACTGCGAAGGTGCGGAAGGCGAGATCATACCAGCAATTTCAGAGGAACTTTGGGGCAGGATTCGCAAAGCTGCTATCCAAATTCATGAGCACCTATCCCCGGTATCCGGCGACGAACTCATTGAAATGTTCCTCAATCATGGCTTCGCAGTCAACGATCCCAGCAAAGCTCCGGGTGTAAAGGCGCGCTGGACTTACTTCTGGAGGGTAGATGAGGCTTAATCTTGCATCCGGTCCTTGGGTTGTTCCCGGCTGGACTGCGGTTGATTTGGATCCGCAGTTCAAACCAGACGTGCGTTGTGACCTAACCAAGTTCCCATACCCGTTCCAAGATAATTCTGCCGATTTTATCTTCTGTTCTCACATGCTCGAACACTTCACATACCCGCAAGCAAAGGCATTTCTTGCAGAGTGTTTGAGAATTCTCAAGCCTAGGGGAGCTATTCGTATTTCCGTGCCAGATGTTCAAGACGCGATCACCAAGCTGGTCACTGGCGAGTTCGCAAGCTGGTACGAGAAGCTTATTGAGAAGGGCGAGATGGTCAATAAACACCCAACTCAGCTCATGGCGTTCACAAAGGAATTTGCGTATCCCGGCCTCGAGGTGGAAGGAAAAACTCTGCATAAGAGTATGTGGGATCGAATCACTCTCAGCTTGTTCCTGCGAGAAGCCGGATTCAAGGACGTGACGATTACAACTTTCAAGGGTTCAAGATACGAGGAGTTTAAGGCGCCAGGTCTTGACAATCGCCCAGAGCACTCCCTGTTTATTGAAGGAGAGAAGCCTTGATGTCGGTGGAGTTAAAGCTGCGAGGCAAACAAGTCGCGGATTCATCTATCTACTATGTATCCAACTTTCAGCGATACATTGAGCAGCTTAGAAACTGGATTAAGGCCACCGGCTGGGATGAAGAAAGCGTACTTGTCGGACTGAGGAATGAGGACGGGAGTCTTCTCTTTATCAACGGCGCGAACAGACATGCTGCACTCCGATTGCTTAACGGCGACTTTGATATTGACAGGCTAGAAATTCCGGTCCTTCTTTTCCAGGTAAAAGATTGCAAGGGTTTTGCAAACACAAGAGGTTTTGGAACTCTCGTTCGGGAAATCTATCGCGAGTGCAGTGAACGCAAGATTCTCATTGACCAACGTTGTGTGACTGAATGCTTGGCCCGAGCGATGAGTTATGAGATCCCACCAAAGACACACCTGATAGAACCCGGGCTATTCATAGACGCATACCCAAATTTCAAGAGGCACATGGATGATTACTCTTATTTCTGCCTCAAGCGCGGAGGCCGCAAGTGCAGCCACCCGTGGGAAGTTGCAATGGCTGTGTTCTTCGCACCTCCAGTTGGGCAGAAAGTTCTTGAATGTGGTGGGCGCAACTCTTTCTATGCATCATATGTTACTCGTATGGCTGCCGAGTCACACGTCATTGACTTCTTCCAGGGGTGGAAAGACTTTGGAGAGGAAGAAGTCTGGTTCCGCCTCTGGCCTAAGGCGGCATATGTTCCCGGCAATCTCATCTGCAGTCGTCAAGATATGCGAGGACTCGAGTACGAGGACAACACCTTCGATCAGGTAGTCAGTATTTCTGCGGTCGAGCACTCGCCAGATGATGTAAAGAGCCTACAAGAACTGGCGAGAGTTTGCAAACCTGGTGGTCAGGTTGTCATAAGCACGGATTTCCATATCGAAGACAACCTGAGAAATCACGCCAGAATCTACTCGCTTGAAACATTCAAGTCGAGGTTACTCGAGCCATCTGGCTTGGTCATGGATAAGAAGTTCTATCTTACAGTAGAGAAGCCGCACCATGTAGCCGCAGAGTACGTTCCGGCCATGGTGTTTTTGCATAAGCCATAGGAGGATGTATGGACGACGAGGTGGGCGCAAGAAGAAGGTGAAGACTGATGAGTAGGCAGGTCGCACATGGCGTAGCTTGGTTTCCCGAACCGGTAAAGGCTCGGGTGCTGGACCTGATGAAGGCCCAGTCTTCAGCTGCCCGGTCGGCCTACCAAGCCATCCGCAAACACGGCTTGAGGGGTAATGCCGTCAAACAGCGCGTGAAGTGTAACTTCATGGCCTTGCTGAACCAGCGATACATCTCAGATGCCGTAAGTCGTGTTGCCGCCATTAAGGACGAGGGCGTCCTATTCGGTGGTAAGCAAGCGTGGAAGGACATGCAGGCAGGGACGCTGTCCAAAAAAGAATGGCAAGAACGCCGGAACGGGCAACTCTACTCCCGTGGAGACAGGACGAAGAACGGCAACCCGAACATCCGAGTTGTCGGGGACAAACTGCTGGTGAATGACCCGTCCGGCAGGGGAAAGTGGTTGGAAGGTCGTCTGTTCATTCCTGCTAAGTGGAAGCCTGTCCTTGACTGTTACGACGTGCGGCTGCTCTATCGTGACGGTAAGTTCGAGGTCAGGGTGTCGTGGACGGAGCCCGACACGCCGAAGCTGCCGACAGTTGCCGGGGCGATAGGCGTGGATTGTAACCCGGATGGTGTTGCCGTAGTGGAGGTGACTGGAGACGGCAACCTGCAACGTCATCAGTACGAGCAGGAGCAACGTATTCAGTTTGCTGGGCGTGGGAAGCGGGATTACGACATCAAGCAGTTGGCTGTCCGAGTGGTGGATACCGCCAAGGAAGCACGAAAGCCGCTGGTTGTTGAAAAGTTAAACTTCAGTCCGGGTAGTCGAAAGAAAGGCTATCGCAAGTTCCGAAGAACGAAGTCACAGTTCGTATATCGGCAGATGTTGGATGCCATCAAGTCAAGAGCAACAAGGGAGGGCGTGCCGCTCATTGAAGTACATCCCGCCTTCACCTCGATACTTGGAAATCTGAAGTATGCTGCTCCATATAGATTGAACAGGCACACGGCGGCGGCGTTGGTAATCGGCAGACGTGGAATGGGATTACTGGAGAGACAAGACTTTACGGTTACGCAGGACGAGTCAGATAGCGAGAAACTGCACCTTGACAGGAATAGCAGGTGTGGTATAGTGGCGCCATGAAAACTCAATACGGATACATGCTGGACCTTGGGTTCTTCAATGAACCATCACCGGAGAGAGATTATTTCTTGGGCTTGTGGTGGGCGGATGGTTGCCTGCAAGGTAACTCTGTACGGTTGTCCGCAACGAGAAAAGACAAGCCTCATTTGCTTCGCACAGTTCGGCCTTTCTCTTCACATCCTGTTTACGATTACGATTATGAGTCAACTGTCTGCTGGCGAGCATGCTCTGTTGAGCTTGCTGCCAAGATTCGAGAGTTGGGCGGAACAGAGCGGAAGTCACGGGTCATTGATTGGCCGCATTGGCTGACCTATTCTGACGCTTCGCATTTTGTTCGAGGCGTGTTTGACGGCGACGGTTTTGCCAGAATAACCTGTGGGACTCTTGTCGTTGGGTTCTCCTCTGGTAGCGACACTTTCGTCAACGAGCTTCAGGCGTGCGTCAACCAGATTCCTGGCGTCAAGTCTCGTCTGGAACATAGGCCATCTACCACTGTAGAGATACGAGGGAAACAGGCCAACTTTTCTGATAGTTATCAACTTCGGCTTAGTGGCCCTTCGGCTGAGAAGTTGGGGGAGTGGATGTATCGGGATGCTGGGGAATTGGCGCTAGGGAGGAAGCAAGAGATTTTTCAAGAACGGGAACGACGAAGAGCAGCGACCATCTCGAAGAAAATGGCACACAGACAAGAGAGAGAGAAGCTAGCGGCCCGCGTCAATGCGCTCCGTGGGGACGGGATGTTTTGTAAGGACATCGCCGTCCTTCTGAATGATGAAGGACTTGTGAACTCTCGCGGCGGGGATTGGTCGGTGCCCTGGACGCCTGCGTCGGTGTCAGAGCTTTCTACGAGGGGGTGGTGATGGTTGAAGGAAAAGGTTTCAAGCACACCCTGACTCCAAAAGCGTACTCGTTTCTTCAGGCGTGTGGCCTGAAGGAGAAACCAGCCGGGCTCACAGCCCCGGTGCTGGCAGCAGGTTCAAGACCTGCCACAGGCACTAGCGTAGGTGAGATTCCTACGGGTGAGACCTGCTCTAAAACTGGTCGAGCAGGCAGAGTGAATAACTCTCAGGGAGAAGAAAGGCTCCCTTCGGGCTTGAAGAGATTTTTCCAAGTTCCGTAAACCAGGTCTAATGGAAAAGTGTGAACAGTTGGCTGCGTTAGAAAAGCGGGTGGAGCTTATCGAGAAGTATCTTATCTCGAACGTATCCGCTTCTTTCAGACTGATTGAGAGGTCTGGCATGGTCAAACCGATTCCGAAACCAACCGACTTCCCTGCGAGTGGCCGGGTTGATGGAGACGTTCCAAAACCAAGAGACCATGATACTCTGGAGATAGAGCATGGGAAAGAGACCGATCTGCGAGTACCAGGAGAGAGTGGAGACCGGGAAGGGAAGGAGTGTTCCGATCTGTAATTATCCCGGAGAGGAAGGATCCGCTTGTCTCCCAAAGTGTGAGGACGCTCACAAGGAGTTGTCGTCGGTGAAGTTTTCGCTAGCAAGAGCATTCAAGCGGCTCGATAAGATAAGACGAGTCGAAGCTCTTGGTGATAAGGAGGGTCGCCGTGGGCGGGAATAACCAGGGGTTCAACCCAATAGCTCCTCTTGGTCGAGAGCAGATAGAGAAGCTAAAGATGCAGGAGCAGCTCTACCTTGCGAGACAAAGAGGAAAGAAGGCCCAGCCGATTGCCTGCAAAAGGTGCGGTAATCGGGTAATGATAAAGCAGGAGCTATGTGAGATCGCTCTTGTCAAGTACCCAAAAATGCTTGGCTTGGATTTACCGGAAGTCGAAGTCCATGACCATCGGCTTTCGCTGATCTACGTTTGCGCCAAGTGCATGACAGGGGTTGTCGAGTTTAGACAAGGCAATCTCTTTGACCTTCAGCAGTTCGATGGCAAGCCGATTCCAATGGGGATCGAGGACGACAATGCTAGAATTGAAGCTCCTGGAGAACATGCTTCGGGCAGCGACCAAGAGCAAGAACCCGTATGCGATAGCCCAGTCGTACGGGATCCTGGTGGACAAGGTAGCGAAAGTCCCGAAGAAGCTGGCGAGGAAAATCGAGGAGACGATTAAAGGTCTCCTTAAAGAGCTAGAACGAGCCTGCGGAGACTCGAATTCTCCAAGCAATATCGCTCTAGCGTTTGGCATTCTCATTGATAAAGGGAAGTTCGGGTCACAAGAGAAAGAGGACGAAGAGTCTGCGTCACCTGTAGAAAACGATCAAGAGCGAAAAGCTCTTTACGAGGAACTGGAGCCAGGAATTGTCGAGAAAAGTAAGGGTGGACGGCAAAGCGGAGATGACTAGGCGGCAGAAGCGACGCCGCTTATTCTATTCCGAACCCAGGACCAGAGAAGAACTTTGGTTATGGACAAAGCTTCACTTCGGGATAGAACTCACGCGCGAGTCTGTCTGCGCCCACCACGATTCACAGCTTGACTATCTCTGGCATACAACTCAAGAACTTGGCGACGCTTATGTACTTGCTTGTCGAAATGGAGGCAAGACTCAGCTCGAGGCGGCAGCGGCTGTCTATGACTCGACATTTCACGCGCCATGCACAACGATCTGCGTTGCTGGCTGTCTCCACCCAAACACTCCTGTCCTAACTCCAGAAGGATTTAAGCCGATAGCCTATATCCGCGTAGGCGATTATGTCTACGACGGCAAGGAATGGCGGCTTGTAAAAGGCATGACTGAGCGGCCTTCTGTAGAGCACTTAAAAATTTCGTTCGTGGGACTGCCTCCTCTTTTTCTGACGCATCATCACCATTCTCTGCGGGTGAGCGGGGTGGAGTGTCCGATACCGGGACGGACCTCCCCCCGCGTTTGTTCTGCAAACGTAAACTGTGCCTATCATCGGAGGCGATTTAAGTGCAAGGGTCGTGGTAAAGTTGAGGAAGTTCCGGCAAGCGAACTGAGAGTTGGTGACGCGATTGTTTATCCACTGGACTATATAAATAACCGAAATGGGTTTAAGCCGAACGTATCGCCTATGCTCCAGGGTTTAATCTTCGGCTCTCATGTCAAGGCGGATAAACACCTTGTAACTTTTTACAAGAGATATTCGGTGTCACGTGAATACGATCGTGCAGTCCTCGATCAGATCAGGCGAGTGGTTGCAGAGGAAATTTCATTGCGTCCTGTGCGCCAAGAGCCTGCAGGTAAAGGATTTGCGATTCGCTATGAAAGGTCGTTCTTCAAAGGGTATAAGTTCGATGGCAATCTTCCATACAACTTCTACTTCTGGAGCAAGAGCAACAAAGACGAGTTCTTGGCTGGAGTTTTTCAAGGGACAAAGTTCAATATTGCGAACACACCTTCATGGAACAAGGCATTCTCGACGACAAGAAATACTGAATTCGCCCTGAATCTTTATTCACTCGTAGCAAGTGCAAGACCCAGGGTTGACCACTGGGACAAAGATGATATGATGAGACTGGTGTTTGCGGACTCGTCAATCCCAAAATTGAAAAGGAAAGTTGCCGCTAGGTTCGCCATGTTCGAACCGGTGAAGGAAAGGGCTGGCGGTCAAGCTTTGCTCTCTGTCAGAGGGACTCAGTCTCTTGGCAACCGAATAAAATCGGTGGAGGAAGTTGGGCCGTCAGTCCCCTTCATTGATATTGAAGTTGAAGGTGGCGAGCATTTCTTGACGTTGTGGGGCATCGTTCACAACTCGAAACTGCAGGCTGGCCATGCCTATGCCTACATCAAGCAAATCTATAATCCTCGAAAGAATGGGATTGCGAAAGAGGAGTGTAATGTCTGCACGAAGGAAGCCACCGAGATAAACAACGGAAGCGCTATTCAGATTATCTCGTCATCAGAAGAGGCAGCCGGGGGCTTCCACGTTGACCATATTCGCATTGACCAGATTGATGATATGAAGCAGGGTGTATTCGAGACGCTTCAATTCGACATTAACGCCGCTTCAGATCAACATGTTCAAGTTGATATGGTAGGGACGTGGGACAAGCTTGGCGGCTTGTACGACAAGGTTCTTGCAAAGGCATTAAGCGAACAACAGACAATCTTCCGTTGGTGCATTCTTGACGTGCTTGAGCCCTGCAAGGATCGCATGTGTTCAAATTGCGATTTATCCGATTGCTGTGGGGGTGTTGCGAAAGATAAGTTCGAGGGCTTCTTAAAGATAGACAAGGCAATCAAGATTCGCAAGAGGCTTATCTCGGACGCAAAGTGGGGAACACAAGCTCTCCTGAAGACGCCTCGGCCAATGGACGCTCTCATTCCAAAATTCAATGACACTCATCCTTTTGTCCAGCCACTTGCATTTAGACCCGCACTTGAGACATATCGAGGTTTCGACTGGGCAAAATGTCCATCGTGCGTCTGGGTTCAATTCAATGAACACGAGGATAGGCTGTATGTAATAGATGAGTACATGGGTAAGCCTGGACAGGGAGCCTTAATCACAGGGCCAGCTATTCTTGCAAAAGAGGGTCGGCATGGTTATCGTAATATCTCTGCGAGTTACGGTGACCCTTCCGGCGCTTCTTGGATCAATGACTTCGTGACTCTGGGCATTCCTGTTATCTCTCTCGTAATTGATAAGGATACGAGGATCGCGGTCCTCGATAAGCTTCTCCAAATACGTGAAGACGGGAAGCCTGGAATCATTATTGACCCGCGCTGCACAAACCTTAGATCACAGTTACTTCAATACGACGTGCGTTGCAGAATGAAGCAGAAAGGCGCACCCCAAGATGATATGGTAGATGCGCTGCTTTATCTTCTTGGCGGACTAAGATTCAGGTTGAAGTTCAAGGATGATAATCCTCCTGGCACTATTTCACTAGCTGAGTCGGAAGAACATGAAGCTATTGAGAAGTATTCGGCACCAGTAGAACAATACCTTGAGCTTGGCAAGGCACTCGTAGAGAAAGGTAAAACAGACTTCAATAGAATAATTCCATAGGAGTGAGCTATGGCGAAAGATGATGCACTTTTGGAAGCCGTGAGATGGGAAGTCGAGAAGTACGTTGGCGGCAGAAGAATGACTGACTTGGACGTTCAAGTCCAAAACAACCTCTTGACAGATAGGCCGAATATCGATCTTTTCAACACCATGCTGCTTGATCCCGGAGTATCGTTTCCGCTTCACATGTTGAAGCTGCCTATCTCGAGGTCAAGATTTGTTTACCAGAATCAAGACGCCGATATACAAGCGTTTGTGGAAGGCGAACTCAAGGAACTCCATCACACTCTGCGTTTCGAGTCTCTGACTGCGCTCGAGCATGGGTTCTCCAGCTTCGAGCGAAGATATGAGATACGGGATGCAATGACTCATTACAAAGAGTTCATTCACCTCAACCCGAAGTACATATGGATAAGGATAGACCCGAAGACAAAAGGGTTTAATGGGCTTCAACAGCGATACCGTGGTAACACGATCGATCTGAGGCCAGAGAAGTCTTATGTTTTCTCGCATGAACAGTATTTCTCGAACCTTTATGGCCGATCGCAGATAAACTATGCCTATGTTCCGTGGTTGCTGGATAAGGAGTTCTATCGTTATCACGGCCTAGCGCTACAGGAGTTCGGACTTCAAACGCTTGTTGGCCGCGCTCCGGAAGGCAACCGAACGATCAACATGGGCGAGGCTGGCGATAAAACCATAAGCAACCTCGAATTCATTAAGATGATAGGAGAGACCGTTCGAAGTCGGACTGTTGTAACCTATCCTGCCGGAGAAGGTTGGGATCTTGGTACTCTGTTCAAGTCAATGACTGGCTGGGACTTTAATAAGGATCATGATTTCCTCGACAACAAGAAGGCTCTTGCGATACTTCTTCCGCCAGAACTCTGGCGTGGTGGTGGTGGTTCTTATGCCAAGTCAAGAGTGCAGTCATACTGGTTCGAGCAGACTATCGGCGCTATACTCGACGAGCTGAGCCGTGCAATCATGAGGTATGTTGTTAAGCCGATAATTCGCTTGAACTTTTGGGATGGAAGGGAAGAACCGCCTTACGGAACTGTCAGTTGCGAACCTCCATCGATGGAATACCAGCAATTTGTCGAGAAGCTGATTCTCAAAACTAACAAACCGCAACCGATTGATTGGAACGCGCTTCTAAAGATCATGCGTATCCCTCTCAAAACTGACGTTGAAGAAGTCGGGCTCGAGGAAATGCCTACAACAGCAAAGACACTTGAGGACTTCTGCCGCAGAGCGTTTACAAGCGGCGTGGAGTTTGCAAAGGACGAACTCGCATGTCCAGACCTTTACATTCCAATTCCAGAAGAGAAGAAGAAACAAGAGTTCCGCGCAGAAGCTGGGCGGCTACAATGGCTTGTCAAAAAAATGCCAAGCCCGAGAAAAGTTCTCGTAACGGTCTATGACAGAATAAGGCTCCAAGGCAGAGACTTCGCTCATGAGTTTTTCTGTAAGACCGTGGAGGATGGAGGGTATCTCAAGGAGAATAGGGAGAAGATCAATGCAGCAATCTCTTAAAATTGACGTTCCACCTGAGAAGTGGGTGAACGAGGATTGGAGAATCGCCCTGGCGTGGTATTGCTCAGAGAAACCTCCTCGTCCTAAGGCAGAGATAAGAGACATCCTCAAGAAGATGGCGAAGGAATTTATCAAGAGGGGCGACTTCACATTTCACCCAGAGACTTATTCCGAATGCTCTCGAAAGATTGCCACGGAGATTTTTCAAGAGGTCGTTGAAGATGGTATGTATCTTGTGCCCCCACATGGGGAGATGGTCTGGAACGGCAGGAAGTCTGCGGTTGTCAAGTCCAAGCCATTCGAGTCTCTACAAAAGACCTTTACATTCCTTTGTTCCGGCAAGCGGTGTTATGGAATGATCCGCTTCAAGGAGCCGAAGGAAATTACCATTGACGAGTTCGAGAGGCTTTATAAGAAGCACAGGATCTCCGAGAAGGAAAGAGAAACCTGGTGGCCCCGCAAGGAGAAACTCTATCTGTACGAAGTGCGGGATTTCTTCCGATTCAAGTCTCCTTTCATGGTTAAAGTCCCACAAGGAGTCCAGACTTTCATAAAGAATGTCAAGCGGTATTTCTCCTCCCTAGAGGCAACCGAACACGACAATATCTTCGATGTGTTGAATCTGCCGACTATCTCAGAGGCACTCGAGGCGCTGAACGAGATAGCTTCTGACTCGCATGAAGTGATTGCCTACTCTATTGCAGAGATGGCAGCGGAAGCTGAACTCAGATTGCTCACTCCACTCGAGGACGAAACGCCGGTTGGACTTGTTATTCGCCATGCCTTAATTCACGACCAAGCTGAAGACTCCATTTATGTCAATGGCGAAACTTCTGAAACAGTTAAAGCCGAACATGCTCGAGTGGTATCTGAAATGCGCTCCCGGGGAATGGAGCATAGGATCGAAACGAGTCTTGACTACGATTCCCCGCTTCTCGATTCAACTCCAATCTTGCGTATCAATGCTCTTGGAACTCGAGCTGATGTCGAGGAATCTAATAGCAAACACAAGAAGCATACTGGCGTGCTTCTCAAGTCCAGAGCGAAGAAAGTCCTTCTCGATTGCGGAGAACCAGAATTCTTGGGCAAGAACCCGAACATTGTTGTCTTGTCACACTTTCACCCAGACCACTTTTGTTGGGCGAAGCCTGAGCATGAGCCTGGAATCTATGAGTATGAGGAACTACCGGACTTCTTGGAAGAAGGCGACCCTCATGAACTCATGCGAAGCCCAATCCGCACTTACGGTTCTACGATCTTCAGGCACATTATGCTCTTTGAGCATCCAGAGTGCCAGGTCTATGTTGAGCCATTCTGCGGCTCAGCCAGCGTTCTCTTTGCTAGGAAGCCGGTCAAGACCGAGGTTATCAATGACCTCAACGACGACACAATCTTCCAGTTGCGCTTTATCAAGAAGCTTAACAAAACCACCATGGCGTACCTGAAGAAAATGAACTGGAAGGGAAGCCATGAAACTTGGAAGCGGTGTCGAGAAGTACTCAAGAAAAAGCAGTTCAAAAGTGAAGCCCACCGTTTCTATGTCCTGAAGTATCTCTCCCGCTACTCATTCCATTGGTCAGGCTCGGACCTAGGGGGACCTCGAGTCGAAGGCGAATCGTCCTACAATCCAAGTGTACTCGAGCGTGCGCGTGACAGGCTCAGGAACGTCAAGATAATGCATGGCGATTACTGGGAAGCCATGGGCAACTACGACGGCAAGAACACATTTATGTTCATTGACCCGCCGTTCAAGGAACACGCCAAAGGTTCATACAAGAACGAAGGACTCGATTGGGATGTTTACTTCAAGCGACTCAAGGGAATGAAGTGCCAATTCATCGCTCTCAACAGTAATGACAAGAGGTCTCGTCAAGTTTACCGCGAAATGAAACTGCAAATGAGAGCCTATCCGTTCCCTGGTGGGCTTTACAGACCCGTTCAGAAGAAGAGCAAGTATCTCTTGGGCGCAAACTATCCTCTCAAGACTCGCAAGGGAAAAAGCGTCGGGACTATCCGCGCCTCAAAGCCAAGCTCGAAAGTCGCAATGGACGCAGAGCCGGTTGAAGTTCAGGACTTCAAAGATGAAGCTCCAGATACATTGTTTATCGCTTCTCCTTTCTCGAAGTGCGAAGTTTCGGACAAGGCGGAAAAGCAGGGCTTCAATATCGAGTTTGCTGAAGAGTACGAGTTCGACGCTTTCAAAATGAGAGCGTACCCAGTCAAGCATTCAACAATCTGCCCTGCAGTCGCATGGAAGATATGGATCGGCGGCAAGACCGTTCTCTTTGTGCCGGACATACTGGAGATGGATAAGAAGGTTCTGGAAGGAGTTGACATTTACATTGGAGACGGCGCCACCTATACACGCGATATTAAGCGGAAGTCCGGTAAAGAACCGATAGGTCACATGAGCGTGAAGAAGCAGATAGCCATGTGCAAAGAGGCTGGCATTGAGAATATCTATTTCGTTCATGTTGGCAAGGAGATAATCGAGAAGCCAAAGCTGGACGACCCGCTCGAGGTGCAAGTTAGTGAAGCTGGAGCAGAGGTTCTCGACGATGGACAGACAAAGGAGGAGAAGGTCAAGCTGGTTGGATTAAAGGAAGTGCTCGAGTTGCTTCCGCAGAAATTTTCTACGATAGATAAGTACCATCTTGTCGGGTCTCTTCCAGTTCGCGGTAGAGGACTTGACGTTGATATTGTAGAGAGAGGAGATGAGGACGACGCTGCTCGTCATCGAATCACTCAGGTTCTTGGTCCTATCATGGAGCGCATCTCCTTCCACAATGATAGTCGTGGGCCAATGGGTTCACACATTCCGCTTTACCGGCGCACTTATACTAGAATAGATACAGAATATGTGGCCATGTCAGGTGCGTATATTGATGAAAATAGATGGGACGACTTCGCGCTTACCGGAAAACCTCTCAAAGAGGCAATGGATTCGAGGCGTCAAGACAAAATCGTTCCAGGTAGATTCTTCGCTCTCCAGAAGACTCACGCTGGCTATCACAAGCGGGAAGCTTTCGAGCCGAAGGAGGCTCTTGAAATGCTCCGCAAGGATAAGTTCCCGTATGCCGGTGAGGAGAAGATAGACGGAATGCACATTCAGTTTCAACGATATAATGAGGTTCTCCGGCTATTTTCCGAAGATGGAAAAGAAGTAAACCTTAGCCAGATTCCAGAGATAGCGAAAGCCCTCAAGGCAATGCCACCAGCAATCGGAATTGCGGAGATAGCTGGCTGGGTTCCTAAAGAAGCAGCCGTGAAAGCCGGTCTTGTTCCTGAAGATCGCCCTGCTAGAGACGGCAAGGTTCACCTTGGTCGAGGCGACGTGACAGGGTATCTGCATTCAAAGAAGTACAATCCTCTTATTGCGAAAAGTCTAGTCCTGCACGTTTACGATTTACTCTGGATGAAGCAGGATAAAGAGCTCTACAAGAAGCCGCTCGAGGACAGGATTGCTGCCAGAGATAAGTTCTTTGGCAGAAAAGGGTTTGTTCAAGCTCTAGAAACAACCGTCCTGAAAAACGAGAAGGACGTGGTTGCCTTTTGGAAGAAGATTACCCAGCTTCCAAGCGCGGAAGGAATCATGCTCAAGCCAATGGGTGATAGATATGTTCTCTGGCATTCTGGAGGTTACTGGGTCAAGCTCAAGACGTTATACGAGCTGAGCGCAAAGATTCTGAAAGTCAATAAGGTCAAGGACAGTCCAAGTATCGTAAACGCAACTTGCGCTATCACCGAGAATGGCAAGTACGTTTATGTTGGCAAGACCTTCAATACAAAGCTGCCGTTGCGACCCGGGCAGATAATCGAGGTTCGCTTCCAGAACATTTCTCGATACACCGATCCTCGCACCGGCAAGAAGTGGTACAACTGGTTCAGGCCGACTATAGTTGATATTCGCAAGGAGAAGAAAGCTCCTGATTCTACCGAGATTGCGGAGAAGCTTGTAAGAGCAACTAACGGTGAGGTTGGCGAAAAGCCGATGCCTCGAATCGCAAAGGAATCTCTTGGCATCCTCGAGTTCAATGACTTGACCCACGGTGAAGTTCTTCAGTTCACCAGGGAGCTTGACAATGAGCTTTCTCTTGGGATAGAGGATTTGGTCGAGGTTGCGAACGAACCTCCTATGCCAAAGGAGTGGAGAGACAAAATAAAGACTTGGAGTGGCAAGAGTCGTAGCGCAATTGCGAAGACATCTCCTTCCGATCTGCCGGAACACTTCTTCGTTATGCAGAGTCATTACCGTGGCAAGAGCAATCATGGTGACTTCAGGGTTAAGATGGATGACTCCTTTGACGGGCGTACTCTTTTGACCCAGCAGGCTGGTGTCATTACCGAACCTGTTACAACTCTCGAAGAAGCCGATATGTGGTCGAAGAAATACCACGGTCCTAACGCCTCGCAATATACAAAGTTCTATCCGGGTATGCCACCAAACAAGGGAATCATGGTTGAAGAAAAAGAGAACGGCCCTCTCGTCTGGTTGACCATGGTGAAAGAGATTGTTCCACCTGGCTCGGTAGGCGCAACAAAGGAATTCCCTGGAGTCTTTTGGGGAGAAGATTGGGGAATCGCCTTCAAAACTGTTGACAAGCCTTGGTTTACTGAGTGGTGGATATTCGGCAAATGGTTCAAGTCTGCACGCTTGGTAGACCGAATGCTACCCACTACTCGCACCGAGAAGGCGGGCAGACTGCCGACTTATTGGAGGGCTCACATAGCTTCCGAAAAGTCACCTCCTTATATTTTCTCCCCATCTTTTTTCAAGAATACCGAGTGGGTCCCAGAGGACTCTGCGCTGCCTCCAAACTGGGAAGCCGCTGTGCCTGAGAAGCTTAGATGGTGGGGGAAAGGGCTTCCTCAAGCCAAACGACTCGATCTCATAAAAGCAACCTTCAATTATTTTGTCGAAGAAAAATTCTTGAAGGGGCGCAAAATTTCGCTTGACAAGGGTGAATTCGACATTACACTTCGGGTTGATAAGCGTTCATACGTACTGCACCGTATCTGGTGGCGTGGGCCTGCCCATGTAAGAAACGTTGCAGTAAGCGTTTGGCGGCTTAGAATAGATGGTAAGGGGAAAGACCAGAAAGGTCTCCTTACTTTCGAGTTTGAGTCTGACCCTACTCGGGATTCCGAGAAAGGATACGCCGGACTCAAAAGCATTTCAAGGACTAAGCCACCCAAAGGCGAGAAGCCTGAAGACTGGATAAAGTACGAAGGCGACTTGCCACCGAGTCACCCAGAAAATCCCACAAAGAAGCTGGCTGCTCATGTAGTTAAGGAAGACTCGGGAACCATAAGTGTCATTGCCGACTCAGAAGATTTCATGTCTGGCAATTTCAATGGCACAAAACACGGACTCAAAGGTTATTACGTTTTCAAGCGCGAATCGCCGGAATCAGACTTCTGGCTTTTCAAGCGTTCACCGAAGGGGGAGCATAATGAGCGTGATCGGGAAAGCGTGGAAAACGCCTCTTGAGAACATGGCTATTAGAGGCGGACGCGCCAAGATAACCGATGTCCCTATCATTGCCACTGGCGTCTGGAAAGGCACTGTTGTCAATGAAGAGAACATTGACGAGGTTATCGCCTTCCAGAACGAGGAAGGAGCCATTCACCTCGTAACAGATCATATCGAGGAAATAGGAGGCTGGGTCGGTCTGGCCACCAACTTCCGCAAGAACAACCACCCCAACGGATATATTGAAGTTCTCGGTGACCTCGAGATCACTGACGACAAGCTTATCGAGAAGCTGAAGTTCCAGAAGGAACATGGCGGCGGCTTCTGCGGTATCTCCCCCAGGATAGAGTGGGATAAGAGGGACGAGGAAGGAAATATCGAAGGTCTCTCTACGCCTCACGTCAGTGTCGTTGTCCACCCGGCTCAGGGTTGGATCACGAAAATGTCTGCTGTTCACGCCAGTGCCTACATCGATCTCGCCAAAGACTCTCCTCCAGAAGAGTGCAAATGCCCGAAATGCGGCAATAAGGTGAAGAAAGAACGCGGCAAGCCGTGTCAGGGTATGAAGTGCCCAAAGTGTGGAACCGAAATGAAAGGCAATTGGCCTAAAGAAAAGGAGGACCAGAGCATGGCCGGACTCGGCACAATCAAGATGAGTGTCGCAGACTTCAAGAAGAAGAAACCCGGAGTCTGCCCGAAGTGTGGTTCTTTCGTTCCAGAAGGGTCTTCAAAGTGCCCGAAGTGCGGAGCGAAACTCGAAGCGTACTCAGTGGTCAAGTGCCCGGAGTGCCAGGCTATCTTCGATTTCAACGGGATCGAAGACAACAAGTGCCCGAACTGCGGGAAGGAACTCGAGGAGCTTGACATAATCATTCCGTTCGGGGATGTAGGGGAGAACGAGGAAATCGTGATTCCCAAGAACATGCTCCGAGAAATAGACGAGATTCTCAAGAACCCCAACGTAGAGGCCCCGGCGATGCGCGGGTTCTTCGAGCGGATGAGGGAGAACCTCAAGAAAAAGAAGAAAGAAGAGGAGCCAGACGAAGAAAAGATGGAGAAATGTCCGAAGTGCGGCAAGGACGTTGAGCCGGTAGGCGGCAAGTGCCCCGAGTGTGGCGCTGAGATGGCAAAGAAAAAGAAGGATGAATGCCCGGAAGACGACAAGAACCAGCAGAAGAAAGTCAAGTGTCCGGAATGCGGGAAAGAGGTGACTCCAAAGGACGGGAAGTGCCCGGAATGCGGGGCCGAAATCGGTTACCCGCCTTCCGAGAAGGAGAAGGAAGATCACACCTCTTATGCCGTTCCCACCGACGAAGAGGTGAAGAAGGTTGAAGACCATATCTACACCAAAGAGCTTCTTAAGGTTGGGACGTTCAGACACCCGGACGGCTACGGCCTTATCCCGATTTCCCAGTCATTCATGGTAAAACTCATCGAAAACACCAAAAAGTGTTTCGGCGGGCGTGTGCCCTGCTACATCGGTCACCCCGATGTAGGCAAGGAACCTGCAGATAAAGTGGTGGGCTGGCTTTCCGATCTCAAGCTGGACGGCTCGCTGTCCGGCAAGGTTGAAGTCACAAACCAGCTTGTCCACGACAGGATCGACGAAGGAACTCTTAAAGATGCCTCTCTGGGTATCGCTCTTCGCTGGCTCGACGAGCACGGCGAGGATGTCGCGCCTGTCATTACCCACATGGCAATCACGACCACTCCTTTCATTCGCAAGCTCGAGGAGTTCCAGAAGCTTGCAGCCTCGAGGACAGATACTCAGGTCGAGGCGCTTGAGAAAGTCGAAGACCCCTTCGGCCTCAAGTCGATGAAGGAAGAGATGGACGAACTGAAGAAGAAGTATGAGAAGGACATAGATTCTCTCGGTTCCAAGTACGAGAAGCTCCTAGAGACCTCGCTCCAGGAGAGGACGGACAAGATGCTGCAGCGGGTTGACCGCCTTATCGACTCCGAACTCCTGAAGTCCGGTTTCAAGGAAAGGCTCGTCGAGTTTGTCCAGAAGACAAAGGGAATGAGCTTCAGCGAGAAGCGCAATGTCCCTGAGGAAGTTCTGGAAATTCTCGAAAACGGGCTCGTCAAGGGCGAGGTCCTCACGAAGCGTGAGACGGACGACACGACAGGCGACCGCGAAATGCTGACCGAGGAAGACCTCCAGATCTTCAGGGGCAAGATCAACCGCTTCGAGAGCGAAGGAAAGATTGCCTTCGACGAGAAGGGGCTGCCGTACTGGGTTAACGGGAGACCAGATCCGAACGCATAGGATTCTGAACCAATTGGGATCCTGAACGAGGCAGTCAAGACAACTGAAACCTTTTGAAAGGAGTTCGGGGTGAACCAGAAAGTGGTCGAGGGCGTGGACATTCTAACCGGCAAGATGAGCGACTTCCCGCACCTTCGCTTCGCGGATTACAGCGGAGCAACGAGGGAGCAGGATATGCAGAACGCGATCCAGCCGAAGTACTACTCGAGCAAGGTAGTCGATGCGCTCTACGAGCGTTCGATCCTTGTGAAGATCGCGGACGACATATCCGGCGAAGCCAGCCACCCGGCACAGGGTCTCTACGCCTACAAGGAAGTCGCGCTGTCCGGCTCCGGTCTGACAGACGACACCTCTTCGCTCCAGGGCCAGGAGGAGAGGCTTTCCTTGCAGGAAGTAGCATTCACAGTGGCCCAGCTTGACCATGCAGTGGCGTTCACGCGCAACGCTCTGCTCCTTCCGGTGGTTGAGCTTCGCCAGCGCGCTCAGAACCTCCTGAGCAACTGGTTCAACGAGAAGATGGAAACCCAGCTTCTCAGCGCCGTCGAGACGGATGTTGCGAAGGTGTTCTACGGTGGAACGGCCACCGCGCCCAACAACATCACCGCAAACGACACGTCGGCGCCTGGTGACATGAAGAAGGCCTACTTCTACATGCTTCACCACAAGATTCCTGGCTTCACCATGCAGGAACTCAAGGACTGGTTCGGCTCGCAGGCTGCTGGCCTGCAGAAGGCTTCGAACCCGAGGGGTGGCTGGTATGTCGCTGTCCTGCACCCGGGGCAGATTTTCGACATTACCGAAACAACCGAGTGGAAGGACGCTGCAGCCGCCGCAGCTACGGCGGAGATTCAGGTTGCCATGGGTCCGCAGTTCCAGGCAACCATCTACGCATGGTTCGGCGTGCTGATGGTTCCTTGCTCGCTCTGCACGTACAACACGCCGGGCGGGTACTCGGTCGGCTATGCCAGAGGATTCGTCTTCGGCAAGCAGGCTATTGCCTTCGGTTTCCAGAAGCTCAAGAGGGGCCAGGTTCAGTCCAGCGGCATGGACTGGAAGGAAGCAAGGTTCGACTACGACCGCCTCGAGGGAGTAGCCGTGCTGACCAGGACCGCCAAGGGAACGCTCGACAAGAACCGCTACGTCGGGCACTTCTCGGCACTGTCCACCGACGCGCAGTCGATAATCTCGTAGTAACAACTTCGAGGAAAATTTAAGGCTGGGTTCGGACGCTCCTGAGGAGACCCTCCTTATGGAGCGTCCACCCGGCTCTAAGGCCAAAATAGGAGGGTTTCCGAAGGAGGGTTCCTTATGAGTTTCTATGTCGTTAGGTATATCGGGGATCGTCCAACTCAGCGTATCTATGATGCGTTGGAGAGGACTAACCGTGAAGTCGGCAAGGGCCAGCTCTTTCTTACGAACGAGAATGAGGTAAGAAGGATAAGACCCAATGTCGAGATGTTCGAGGTCATACGAGAAGTCGAATTAGAGGCACTTCTCAAGGGAGCGATACAAAGCTCTCTTGAACCGTGGTCACACCCAGAACTTCCAGCAGTTCGCGGCAAAATCCTCTTCTTGTTCCACTCTGAAGGCGGGAAATATATCGGCCAGAAGATATGGGAGTACCAGATTGCTCTCGCTCTTGCCGACATGGGATATGGCATTCACATGCTTACGGACGTAGTTCCTCCGTATGCAAAGGAATGGCCTACCAAGCACAAGATAATGTGGGAACGCGCCTCGTCTTCCGGCTATGCCGGATTCGATATGGTAATCGGCACTTCACCTATCAGCCTAGAGAACGCGATCAAGTATGCCGACGAATACAAACTCCCATGTATTATGATAGCAGGAGAGCCACCGGTTGCCATTCCTGGCAGAAAAGAATCGAAGGAGCGACTCGCTGAGTTCTCAGGCTTCCTGAGGCGCGCCGATAAGGTGATCGTTCCTTCTGAAGCTTCGCGTCTGCAGATGGCTCAAGTCGGTGTAGATGTAGCAAAGACTTTCATAGTCCCGCCGATTATCAACCCCAACTTCCTCCTAGCCAATCTTCGCAAGAAGGATGACCATGTTGTCATCTGTGGTCGTCTCGATCCACACAAGGAACTGAGAGAGACGATCAAGACGCTGCTCGTCAGTCCCGAAGAGTTCGATATTACCTGTATTGTCACAAACCCGGCATCACTTCAAGGAGAATTCGGAGAAGGGTCCGGCAGGCACAAGCTCGAGTTTCTGAGCGACCTGAGCGAGAAAGACAAGATTCACCTGTTCTCAACCGCGAAGGTTCTTGTCCATCCCTCTCGCTGGGAAGGTTATGGCATGACTGTCATGGAAGCGCTTGCCTCCGGTATGAATGTCGTTGCTCGTCCATTGACAGCATTCAAGGAAAATTTCGGCAAAGATCTTTTCTACTTCTCCAAGGAAGTTGACTTGCTTCAGACTGTCTCGATCGCCCTCAACTCGAAAAACAATGGCGCGCTGGTCGAGAAGTATCGTGGCCTTGCGAACAGGGACCAGAAGCAGCCACTCAACAGAATCTTCCAGAGAAAGCGCATTACTCTGCCAACAAGCTCGACTCGAGTTGCGATTATCGGCTGGACGATCAAGCATGGCGGTGGAGTCGTTGCCAGAATCGAGCAAGGAGAAGCCCTTGAGAAAGCTGGGTATGAAGTTGAAATGGGTTCTTGGGGCGGACTCCATCACACCTTGACCGATAGATTCAGGACTACGCTGCTTAACGGCAAGGACGATGTTCGCAAGTGGCTTTCGGTGCGTCGGCCCGGGCTTGTGATCTGTGACGGAAATCTCGTCGCCCAGGTTGCGCCGATCGCAGAAGAGCTTGGCATACCTTATGCTTTGTTCATGCATTTCTGGACCCCCTTCTTCCAAGAGACAGTAAATCTTCTTGACCGGGATATGGTCAAGACCAATCCTGAGTACGTCCGGTACGCAAAGGATGCCGACGCGGTGTTCACAAATTCGGTCTACACCCATGACGTATTCAAGAAACACCTCGACATCGAGAGCGTGATTGTCCATCCCGTTCTCAACAAGAAGCGGCTAGAGGCAAGGGGCAGGTTCGCCAGAAACACCATTCTCACACCGATACTCGAGGAAGAGCCTCTTGGCCTTCAGCTTTACGAGAGTATCATGCAACGGCTCCGCAACCGGGACTTTAAGGTTCTCTACTGGCGTGGCGGAGAAATGACCCTCGAAAGACTGAGAAAGGATCACCCGAATCTTACGGTGCTCGAGGGCGTCGAGGATGTCGGCAGACATTATCGATCAGCCAAGATTCTTCTGTATCCCCTGCAAGTTGATCATACCTTTGGTCTTACATTCGCCGAAGCATTGCACTGCAAAACACCTGTGATTGCTCCAGCTCTTGGCAACATTCCGAATATCGTTGGCAAGGGCGGCGTGCTCATGGGTGATCTCAACGTTGAAAGCTGGATAGAGGAAATCGAGAGGTGCTTCACTGACAAGAAGTATTACAAGAAGCTCTACGATGCCACAAAGACTGATGCCGGGAAAGTGCCTCAAACTGACTCTTCGATCTTCGTTGACTCGGTTCAGAGGATTCTCGAAAGAAGCCGGAAGGTTTCACTATACTGTGGTGACTTCCTTGCTTCCAGGCATACATTCGATCCGCTTTGCAAGATCGTAGAAGGTGCAGAGATAAATGCACCAAGCTGCGACAACCTCATAGCTTTCGGTCCTCCAAGTTTCTGGAGAGATAAGATTTCCCCGAACACCTATGCCTACTGGGCTTCTACGGCCCTCCAGACTGAGATAGATAGCGAGATGAAGTGGCTGGGTGAAACCGTTTCGTTAATCAAGGACGGAAAGCTCGCTGGGCTTATTTCCCCGTCAGACGCAGTGCTTCTTCTTGCCGGGTCAATGGGCTGCAAGCGTTGTTACAAGCTTTCGGTCCCTGCGCCACTCATGAATCCATACAGGAAGATTGAACGGCAAGATGGCCACATTTCTGTATTCCATAGCGGCCAACCTCGCAAGAACACGATTAACCAGCTTCTTGCGATTCTCGAGCTTGACCCGAATCTGGTTGTCCACATAGGGGAAAAGGTTGTAAAGAAGATGCCAGGAGAGCTTCTTGCGGCTCTTAATGTAGTCAAGCATCCTTTCCTTGCAGATGACAAGTACTTCGAGCTAATAGCCTCTTGCAGTGTTGGTCTGCAGGTTACTATTGGCGAGTCATTCAATCTCGCCGGGTTCCAGCACCTTGCTCTTGGTACTCCGTGCCTTATTTCTACCAGCTGCGCTTACTGGGCTGATCTACCGAAAGAGTATAGCGACCTGGTAGTCATGGCACCGGATGACGTTGACGAGATAAAAGAGAAGCTCGAGGCTGCGCTTTCCGATCACCCCAAGGACTACAACAAGGGGCTCATTGAATGGGCAAGAGACTACGCCGAAAAGAGGGCTGTCGTAATTCGCGGTCAGTTCTCGAAAATATTCTCATGAGGTGAAGATGGCGCTAGCTACTTTATCAGACCTTAAGCGTCTGCTTGATACTGCGCCGCAACGCGGGAAACCGAGGATTACAATAGGCGGCACTGACGCAACCTTGTCGAACGAGGCCGCTCAAGCTTTCCTTGACGGGCAAGAAGAATATATCTATGCAAAGCTTGGCTTTGTGCCAGATGTGAACAATGCCTTGGTCAAGGAAATACACGGTAAGCTTACGGCCTTCCATATCTGGATTCATATCGTTGACCGCTCTCATGGCGAAGGAGACATTCCCGAATATGTCATGGAGTGGAAAACATGGGCTGAACAATGTCTCGAGGATGCCAGAAATGGTGATCTAGATATTCCTCGTGAGTCCGACGCAATCCCGCTTCGCGCTGCTTCGTCTGAATTCAGGCAAGTCTGGGACGAGAAAGTTACAATGAGAAGCAACGAGTGGGTGAAGCTCAAGTACTTCCCCATGGTTGCCAATTCAGAAGTCTGCTATCAAGACGAGGACAAAGGTGGTACGCAGTATCTCAAGGACGTTGACTATCAGATCAACTATGCTCAATGCGAGGTCATGGCTCTTACCGGAGGATACGCCGGTATCGCAGATGAGCAAGAGGTGTATTTTTCCTATCAGCACATCGAATCGCGCCTGATCTCAAAGAGACCTGAGAGGGTGGAAGATGCTGATAGAAGCGGGCTTCCTCCCGATTGGAGTGGTCTCTTTGGAGAAGGTTCGATAGAATAGTGTCAGCTGAAAGCGAACTCAACCAAATACAGACCCTTGTCAGGAAGCTGGCGCAAATGCCAGTTCCCGACATTAGCCTTGCAGAGACAATCAAGGATCGCTTCATCTCTTGGGCCAAGCGATATCCTAGAGTTGCAGTGCAACTTGGAAATGCGGTCAAGGAAAGTATCCTCTGGGCAATAACTATTGCACGGGCTCGCAGGACAAGAACAATTGCGCAAGAGGCTGAATCGCGTGGCTATAGAGGCGTCAAGAACACAATCATTTCCGAGTCGCTTGGTATCGCCAGAAAGCGCTTGAGCTACGTACAAGAAGAATTTGTCAGCAAGGCCGTTGGCACTACAAGCTTCCATCTCATTCTTACGCTTCGAGATTTCCACGAACAACGACGCAGGGAGCGTTGGATAAGCGCAAAGCTCTACGAAACCTTCATTGTTATTCTCGGAAGGATGCTCGAGAAAAATCTCAGGGTTCGCATACTGAAGAACATTCGTGATTCCTTCAATCGCGGTGGTCGGCTGGCAGATGATATAATGCCAGGAGATAGGCACTGGAGGGATCTGAGCAAAGAATACCTTAAGAGGTATCCGCAGAAGAAAGGTCGAAGACACTTTGGCTGGTTGGCTGGTGGAATGAAGCGTAATCTTTGGCGTGAAGGTGCGGTTACAATTCACTTCAAAGGCGGCCAGCGTGGGCAAGGCGCCAAGACTGTTTCTGCAGACTTCGGCACAACAAAAGCTGGTAAGAAACTGGCCATGTTCTACTTTGGGAGGGAACGCGGTCGAGGTTCTCAACTAGGTAGGCCATTCACCTTCATGACTCGGCGTGATATGGAAATGCTTAATCGCTTGGTGAAGGCAAGTTTTAGCAACTATGTAAAGGCAAATTATAGCATATTCGCTGGTGTAAGAGTTGGCTCTATGCCAGCCCCAATGTCATATGCAGAGTTTCATATGTTCCAGATTTGGTCAGCAACGCAGGGTGCTGATCCAAGCGCGGGGGTATAATGGCTCTCGATGAAACAATTGTGATGATTGCAGAAGGCATTGTAGACGTTGTTAAGTCTATCAAGGATGACCTCGAACTAAGTGATCAAGATATTTATCTTCATGAGGTGCCGCAGGAATTTACGCTTCCAGCTTGCTTGGTTAGGCTTGCATTTGTAACCTTTATCCGTCTAAACCCACAGCAAGCGCAGATGCAGTTAACGTTCAACATAGAGTACGTTTACCCAAGATTTTCGGAGCCGGAGCGCATTGAGAAGCTGCTCAAGGTGCTCTCAACCCTTATGATTACTATTTTGAAGAATCCGACAATGAACAATACTTCCTTCACAACCAATACGCCGGAAGGACAGGCCGGAATATTGATGACGGAAGCTCGTGATCAGGGTTGCGAAGGAATTAGCATAACCGCTCAGGCTTTTGAGGAGCCGATCGATACGACTCCAATTTGGCCCAACGTGAATCCGTAGGAGAGAGATATGGACTTAGGCTGGAGCCAAGCTCAGTGGACAGACTTCTTTAAGTTCATTGGATCGATCGCCTCGAGCTGGTATTACGCGAAGCGAATAGATGAGGAATCTGCAAGCGGCAGAATAACCGCGGACAAGCACCTCGATGCAAGTGAGATTGTAAGGCAGTTGAATCTTGAAGGGCTCGTGATTGGCGACAACACCGACGTTTCTGGGATTCTCTGGTGTGACATCTCGGTTGGCGCTGGAACTCTTACGATGACCCTTTATTCTGCAAGTTCAAAGGCTCCAGGTACTGAAGTTGCACAAGGTTCAATCGCAACTGCTAGCCTCCCAGGCTATGTTACGCTCGCTGAACAGAACAACTCTGGCTTAACTGGCACGGCATATATTTCAATAGGCCTCTCGGATTCAGACATATTCTTTGTTTGTACACCAGCGATTTCGTCTCAAGTCAGCAACCTACCGGTGGAAGATGAGGTTGACACGGCGTACAAAGACAGGTTCCTACAGAGGTTCAAGTACATTTCTGGTTCGGCTCTTGTAAGTAGAGTAGAGTCCATTGCGAGGACCGAGTTGATCAACTATATTCGCGCCAAGATAAAATCGAATCAGGACTCGGCTGGTGGAGGGCAAGAAGTACCGGGCGAAGGCGCGATCGACTTTGAGTACTATGGCGTCGTAGGAGACTTGATAGATGCCATGAATGATGAGACTGTTGCTGGCCAGCAGACAGTTCAATCTCGATCGGCTCACTATGACGAGGTGGTTGCGCCGGTTGCGGATGTCGGTAATGTCGGAAAAGGCTCTCTTGCGACTGGCTACTTTGAGCATTTCATTTCTGGGACTTATACTGTCGAATGTATTTCGGCAACGCTGGGCTCTGAGCAATTTAGTGTTAGCGTTGTTGACCGCTCAGGAAAGAAATTCTCATCTGAGAACTATCTACAGGTGAGGCAAACCTTTAACTCGCTCGATCTCGGTCTTAACGACCTCTTGCTTTCAAGAACGATCGAGGACAGCGATAGTGGTTCTGGAATCGCGGCAAGGCTTTCTGACTGGGCATTCCAGGGTGAAAGCAGTAATAATACTGACAGCGGCAAGCTCTATGGCAAGTATATTGATTCAACGAAGACCCTTTACCTCTACAGTGATTCTAGCCTTGCAGATAGGTATGAAGTCGCGTCCGGTGTCTGGGACGGAACGCCAGGTTCGACAGTGGTTCTCGCTGAAAGCAGAGGTTCGGGCCTCACCGGAACCGTGAAAGTTAACTCTGATCCCGCCGCAGATGTAAGCGATCTCGAAGTAAATTTGAATGTATTTGCCGTAGGCGATAAGTTCTACTTCGAGGTAGAGAAAGTTGGCTATACTTGGTGGAATGAATTTTTCGGTCAGATTTTCAAGGCTAACCTGCCTTCTTCCGAAGGTGCTTACACAATAGCTGTCGAGATAGCACATCGTGGGTTCTCTGGGCTAAGCGACATAAATTACGAAACAATGAGGAGATAGAATGGATCTACAGGCTGGACAACTGTTCTGGAACTACCTGTTTCAGTACATCGGGCGAGTCGCTTCTCTCTACCACTTCATGAAGCGAATAAGGGAAGAGTTGCGTTCCACCGAAGTTATTGTAGAAGAGTTCTACGACCCGAATGAGTATTTGTCCTTATGGACACTCGAGGGGGTGGCTCTCGGGCAGCTTGACGGATCGCTTTCAGGTGAAGAACTCCGCTACAATAATACTGACAAGGACGGCCTTCTCTATGTCAAGATTGTCGCAAACGGCTACAACTGGGACGTTGAAGTTTACAATAATGCGAATCGCCAGCAAGTTGCTGCAAGCGAAAAGCTAGTTTGCAAGGCAACAAATGTTGTTGCGGGTGCGACTGGCACACTTTCAGAACAGAATAACTCCGGCATGTCCGGTTCAGTTAAGCTCGATGCAGGAGTTGGCGCAGATTCAACTATTTGGATCAGGCCAAAGGTTGCACTTCTGGCTCAGATAAATACCCTCCCGATTGTTGACGACAATGACGCCAAGTTCGTCGAGAATATGCAGTCGGTCCTTACCAACATGGCGAATAGGCTTGGCAGTGCTGTGAGTGACGTAGAGAGTTTTGCCAGAACATACCTTATTCCTTATGTCGGGCAAAAAATCAAGAGTGGCGAAAACACTCTCGACGCTTCCGAAGTCTCTACTGAAAGCGTAATAACTACAACGCTAAATGGTATAATCAGCGACCTTGCTGATGCCATGGCGGATGAGACTGTGCCGGGAGCGCAGAGCTTTGTACAGTCTGGAAGCGTTGCTGGTGCTGTTGTCTGGGATGGCGACAACATAGGAAAAGGAAAGGCGTGGCCAGCATTCGTTCCAGTTCCTGATCCGTGGGCTATACCTGGTGTGGTTACTTTCCGTTGTGTGGCTGAGACTATCGGCTCAGAACAATTCCAAGCCAAGCTTATGGCCGACGACGGCTCAAAAATAACGGCAGGAAAAAGGCTTACGATCGATAAGGCGTGGCACTCACTTGATATTGGGCTGCCATTGAACGCACTTACACACGATCCTGTTGATAGTGGTGCAGAAGCCGACCACTTTTCAAACTGGCTTCTGTATGGTATTACGGCAGACTATTCTGACGAAGGCAAGTTGTATTGCGTGATCTCTGGTAGCGGGACCACTGTTGACTTCTACAGTGATTCTGCAAGAACAGTTCAGGTTGCATCTGGAACAATCGCCGCTGGAACGCTCACAATAGTCGAGTTTGGCAGTTCTGGTATTTCTGGACAAGCGACTGTCACTGGTACTCCTGCCGATGGAAATGGACTCGACGTTGACCTCAAGCCGTTCAAGCTTGAGGATAAGTTTTATGTTACACTCCCGAATGATCCAGACGCATATCTCGGTGGATTCTTCGGACTGTTCAAGGCCAACATTGGCGTGATAATCGCGCCTGGAACGATAGACAAGGAAGTTGCGAATAGAGGATACTCAGGTTTGAAAACCCAGTTATAGGAGGAAGGCATGGCAGTTCTAGCGCATGACTGGAAACAGGTAATTGGCTTCGAGAAGGAGCTGTCCTGGGGGAGCATAGCTCCTGGCGCCAACATTGACTGGCAGCGTTTCTATGAGGATGACGACATCTTCATGGGTGCTGAGGTTGTTGAGTTGACCGGGACCGAAGAAACGAGGAATGACGTAGAATATGCTCGAGGGAACTACGTCTTTGAGGGCAACACCGTAACAAACCTCGAGTGCGTGCCGGACAAGATGAACGTCATGCTCGAAGCCCTTTTCGGGTCAATCTCCGGCTCAAACCCGTACAGCTTCACTCCTGGCGACGATCTACCGTCAATGACGGTCTGGAAGCGCGTTGGAGAGATATACTCGGCCATAGTCGGGTGCAAAGTTAATGCACTCGAGTTCGCCTTCAACGTTGGCACAATGAAGGCCACGATGGAACTCAGGCCGCGCCATGTCGAGTACATGGATGTCGGATCTTTCCCGGCAAGAGTTCATTCAAACAAGAGGCCGTTCATGTTCTGGGGAGTTGTCCTCAACTGGGGCGGTTCTTCTACGCCGATCAAGGAAGGGACTCTCAGGTTCGACAACCAGCTTCCTACGGACGATTTTTACTCTGGAAGTCCGTATACTGCAGAACATGCCGAAGGTGTGCGTCAAGTCACCGGTAGCATGACTCTGCGCTTCGAGACTCGAGCACTTGCGGAAGAGTTCATCAATATCGAGCTTGAGAAATCCCTCTCGATTACGATAACCTCTCCGCATGGCGATACGCTTGTCTGGACGATTCCCAGGATCGTCAAGCAGGCAGGCTGGAGGGTAAGAAAGAGCGAAAACTTGTTCAGGGTCGAGATGCCGTGGAAGGCGTACGCAGACGCCGCAGGGAATATCTGCACGGCGGTCTTGACCACAGTATAATCTTTTTTCCATGGAGGAGGGTCTGTCATGGCAATAACGCTTGCCACGGAAGACGTTGTAGTGGACATGCCGGAAGCCGAGGCGAAGTTCGTCTTTGAACCCATGTCCGTTGAAGCATTCCTGAACCTACCGATGGGGCGGGAAGCAATAGACCAGAAGGTATTTCTTGAGGCGGTCATTTTACGCCTTAAGAGCTGGGAAGGCGTAGTTGACAAGGATGGTAATCCCGTAGAGTGTAGCGCCGATAACTTCAAAAAGATTCCCGGCGCGATCGGAATGCTTATCATTAAGCGGTATGCCGATGCCTCAGGAGTGACGGAGGAGTTTGAAAAAAAATTCGGAGAGTTGTTGAAGCCGAACGAAGCTTCAGCAACTTAAGAACCTGCGCTCAATGCCGAGAAATGTATCGGCAAATTCCAGGTAGACCGGATTGCGACAAGGAAGAACCTGAGTTCGACGGGACGTGTCCTCGTAGAGGATATAACATGGACCTTGTTGTTGGGAAGTTCATGCTCCTAGGAGGGATGTTCTTGAGGTTTGGCGTGCTTCCAATTCATGGTGGGCTCTACGACCAAGACCTTCGGTTCTCGGTAACGCTTGGAGTCCTAGCGCCAGAGTTTCAAGAATCTCAAGTCAAGACTGTCCAAGCTCAAATGGCAGCTATGCTGGGAGGCAGGATTAGATAATGCCGGTCTTTTCTGCAAACTTGAATATCAACTACGGGAACATAATCAACGGCATCAATATGGTTGGTCGGGCGCTGGGATCGCTGAGAAGCGCTCTTGGCGCCCGCGAAGTTCCAAGACCGACCTATGAAATATCAAGTATCATGCGAGACGTTCAACAACTTCAGCGTCTAGCACAGGAAGTTGCGAAACCAATCGCACCTCCATCTCCACTTCCATCTCCAGGCCCTTTGCCGCAAGCGTTCGTTCCAGGTCGAGTTGCAGCTGGCGCGCTTGGAATTCCAACAATGCCTCATCTCGCCGCTGGTCTAGCAGGTGTTGGAGTCTCGCCAGCAAGCAAATATTACAAAATGCTTGAAGGGATATTTGCTAACCTGAATAAGGCATTTAACGCGAGAGATTTAGCTGGATTCAGGAAGTCCTATCTCGGACTCAGAACTGCGCTTGGCCCAATCAAGGAGGTTTGGGAGCAGATGAGGCCGCTCCTTCTCGGGTATTACAAGTCCATGCAACGCCATGTTGCTTCTGTTGAGGCCGAGAACCAGCGAGTTCAAAGGAGTCTACAGCTTCGTGAACGGCTGAACACTCAAATGTTGGCTCAAGCCCAAATGACACGGCGAGCTGTAACAGGCCAAATACTTGGCGGGCTTCCTGGAGTAGGAAAATTCTTCGGTGCATTTCAGCAAGCGCAGGCTCAGCGCGCGCAACTACAACAAACTTTTGCGACATTGCGACAAGCTGGTGCGCCAGTAAACAGGCTCGTCCAAGCACTTGGAATGATGCAAGCTGCAGCAGGCCCTCTTACAATGGTTCTCGGGCTGGTTAAAGATATTACCTTTGGGGTAATGAATCTTATTCGCTCGATAATGACTCTTGGCATCAGGCTCTTTAAGCTCCCAATTTCAGTTATGTGGTCTATTCACCGAGTTATACAGTCAATAACTTTCTCATTCCTAATGTTCGTGCACCTCTTCAGAAGATTTTTCAGGGAAGCTCAGGAGACAATAAAGAACGTGCAGGTTGCAACTCTTCTTGCAAGCGGCTCTTTGGAGCAGTACAGCAAGAACCTCAATTATGTCCTGAGCATATCTCTACGATATGGGTTAGCTGTTGACAGCATTGCAAAAGGTCTTGTGAAAGTCTCAAAGGCTGGTTTCGACGCGGCGGATGCCCAAGAAATACTTAACGCCGCAGTGAAATATGCAACCGTATTTCAGACTGATCTTGAGAGCGCGATTGACCAAGTTATCAAAGTCATTCGCGCTTATGGTTTTGAAGCGGGTGAATCAAGTAATATTACCCGAATGCTCTACAACTCGGTTCGTTCCACCAACGCTTCTCTTGGTGATCTTAACACATCTCTAGGCTACGCTGCAGCACAAGCGGCTTCGATGAACATGTCGCTTGAGGACACGCTCGTTGTTACAACCACGTTCATAGATATGGGACTCAGAGCATCTCGAGCTGGTATGGCATTCCGTTCTGGAATGTCTCGTCTTGAGCGTGCAATAGGAGCAGCCTCCGGCGTTACAATGGATCTTAACAAGGCCATTGAAGTTCTGAATGTGGACTGGGAGGCGCTGGCGCAAAACACAGGCGACTACTCGGTAATGTTCAAGGAGTTCAACAAGGTAGTCTCTGACGGTGTTGACCTCCAAGAAAAGCTTGCCTTCCGCGCAATCTTTGGCCAAAGGTACTTTGCGCAGTATATCCGCCTGTTTCAGCAAAGCGAAGAATCTTACTCTCGCCGTATGGCAGCGATAACTGCCATGACCAATCTTGAGGAACGAGCACAAGAAATGAGCAACTCTCTGATTGGCGTAATTCAGAGATTGCAGAACGTCTGGATTTCCTTCAAGATTGCCTTCCTCGAGGAATTGAGAGACCCGATAGAAACAGTTGGTGAAGGAATGGAGCGACTCGCCAATGTTGCTCAATCCTTCGGCGCTGCACTTGGTTCTCTCACAAAGATGAAGGTTCTTGAGCCTATCATTTCATTCTTTGAGGATATTACTCAAGAAGAAGGTTTGAAGAAGTTCGAGAATACCCTCGCATCACTTGCCGATGAAGTTGGTATGCAGTTCGATATCATCAGAGAGGCGGCTGGAGATTGGGCAGGAGAATTGCTTGAAAGCGGTACCAAGAGCTTCTTGGTTGACATTATACGGTTGGTGGGAACGCTTGCGGCTAAGTCGATCGAGATTTCAAAGACCATGATGGCCGCTTTCAAGGAAATGGATATGAGCGCAATTACGAAGCTCATAACATACGCAAGCCACTTTATTCAAACCCTGATGCCGGTTGCCGTAGGAATAGCTGAAGATCTTCTGCGGTTGATTTCGGCAATTCTGGACAAAATCGCTCCTTCCTTGAATATTGGCCCAGAAACTGAACTCATGATCGACAAGATGAATAATAAGATGGAACGGTTCTATCTTGAGCAGAAAGTGCGGAGTTCGGAACTTGCTGAAGACGTGAAGGAGGATTACCTCCAAAAAATAGACAGGGCATTCAAAATGCTTTCTATTAGGCAGTGGGAGTATACGAGGGATGTTGAAAGGCGGCGAGGGTTTATGCCAGCACATTCTCTCCCGGGAACAGTGTTAAGATCGGCGGTGCTTGAATACTCGCCTATAGGATGGGCTCTTGATTGGCTAGGTATAATGCCTGGTGCTGCTGAAGAAGCTCCTGTATCAGCTGCAAAGGATGAGATCAACAAATTGACAAGAAGCTTAAGGGCTCTTAATCTAACGCTTGAGGGTGAAGGCGAAGCTGCAGCAAGAGCTTATACGCAAGCAAGTAGGTGATGAATGAAGATACGCTATGGAACTGCTGTTTTTGAAATAGAGCCAGCATTTGCGCCAACAGTGAACTTCAACGCCGAAGAAGGCGATAACGAGCCTTCTACGATTCAAGAGGAATGGGATATTGAGGGCTCTTTCAAGGATTATGGCTGGCAGAACCTGATAGATAAGTGGAACGACCTCGTTGAAGACCTCCAAGTGCCAGCGCAAGACTTTGCTATACTCACTGATTCCGACCAGGTTGTCTACGAGCTTAAGGCCGAAGATTGCATTTCCGGTCCTACTTGTACAGTTGTTAATGTACGTGAAAAGAGAAGGGCGTTCCTTGTCACAAATATACTGTTCTCTCTAAGGATCAGGGCTGAAAGAGAAAATCCTGACGCTACGCCTGAGGATGAAATGGTAAGGCGTAGTGTTGATTACAGCTTCCGTTTTGACACCCTTGGATACCTTCGCATTACTGAAAATGGGGAAGTCAAGGGCCAGAATATAACACAGCCACCCAAGCCAATTCTTCGCCCAACAAAGGACGTGTTCGCGCTTGATTCCGACTATCGGATAAGTAATGACAGCACGGAGTGCCGATACTCATACACATGGACTGAACGTAAGGTCGCTCTTCCACCAGAGATAAAACAATATATCGAAGACTTCAACCTTGAGGTTACGCAGGCCAATACGCAAGACTTTCTCTACACCAGAGTTACTGTAACCGGTAGCTGTTCAATAAAGCGGTACGATACCGCAGTTAATACTTGGGAGAAGGGAAGGATCTTCGTCCAGAACCCAGATGACTATCTGCGCCGAGATATTGCTGGTGACTACCTGCCAATTGATGAAGGGTCTGGCGAAGGAACTATTCTTGCAACTGTCAAGGATTGGATTGAAGAAAACCTCATTGGTGGCGGCCCAAAGATAGTTCGCAAGGAGACCAGAACCGACATTTACAACCAGAGGATAAACTTCACCTTTGAGCTAGTCTTTGAGGATAGTGGCCTTGCAAGCTATGAATACTCGGTAAGTATTCAAGAGCAGACGATCAATACTTCTCAGGTGAATATCTTTGGCGAGCCTCCGGTGATTCAGCGTCTTGGGTACTCAGCTACGGTTATTTCAGAAACAGGACGCATAGTAAACATTGGAGAAAGACCACCTCATCCTGGGCCTTACTGGCCCCATCTCTGCACTAGAAACGAGGTAAAATATCCAAAGCCCGCCGAAGTTTCGCAAGAACAGGAAATAGTCTTGGCTGAGATGTCATTCAACTATTCATATCTCAAACGGGACTTTGCAATACAGGACGTGACTACATTGGCAAGCGCAAGGGCCGCTCAGTTTGGAATTCCAATTCGGCAGTTCTAAGGTGATAGATGCTGGATATTTTCGCAGAAATGTTCATAAGCAAGGGAGGCGTTCAGAGCCTCGACTTCCTAAGTGGTCTTCAAAGAGGGAAGTCAATCTATCGTCAAGTTCCTTCGCTTTCTGGCAAATCAATCCCGCTTTCAAGATTCAACTTCTCGCTCAGCCAAGGAGTGTCTCCTTCAAACGGATCTGTCACCACCTCTGGCCTTTTCGTTACTGAGGACGTTCTTAAAAACTCCGATATGGAAAATGTGCTCATACATGTAAAGGCTAAAGGTGGTGAAATATCTGGCTTGGAGTCGGTGTACTTCGATAAGTTGAAAGTTGTAGATTTCAAATTTTCACCTCTTACTGCGCCTGAAGGCGGCGATCGTCTTTATACGCTTACCTTCGAAGATATTCGTTGGCGTCTGATGAAAGGCTCAATTTTTGGATACTTCAATCGAAGCGTCAAGATTAAGGAACAGATTATCTTCCTTGCCAACTCTCTGAAAGATGGAAAATCACCCTGGACTTATCGAGACTTAATCGAGAAGTGCGCAGAAGCGGCTGGTGTCACAATAGAGTTTCAGTCCGGGCCATTTGACTTTAGCCCTGGTCCGATAATTAGTTGTGGTGAAGAAGCTCTTGCAAGGCTTGATGAGTTTCCCCTCAACAAGGAATATAATGGGGTTACGCCTTCCTCAGTCTTGTCGGAGCTGTTGCAGGAGATAGACTTTACGCTTACGTGTTCACCTGGTGGCGAAGTCTATGCCTGCCCTCTTGCCGGTACGATTCAACTTGGTCCTACATATAATGAACCGGTAAGTTCAAGTGCTGGCGCAAAGTACAAGCCGGTTCCAGATAATGTTTATCTCATCGGTAATAGGGTGCACGACCAGATAATAATCATGCCCGATGTCAATAAGTTTGAGCAAGCAGTTATAGATAGGATGAATGGCATACGCGACGACTTTGAGATAGAAGCCTTTGGTGGGCAAACAAGACTTGTCGATCCGCAAGCTAACATAGAAGGATCAAAGACGGATTATGGACTCGAACCAGTTTGCCCAGACATAACTGGAAGAATTCGGAATTTCTATGAATTGATAGAGGTTTGGGGTGTTTCTGTTGGCACAGCTTCTATGCCGTACCAGCATGGCTATGGTGAATCTGTATGGAGAAACCTATTCTCTCAGGGTATCGAAATTGACACTACTGACCTCGAGCGTGATGCACAAGAGACCAAAGAGAAGCTCGATTACTACAAGCGGTGTGTCGAAGAGGACCCAAGCTCTGGGCTGTCCGGAGGGAAAATGAGAGAATGGAGCGCTCTATACGAAGAAGCTCTTTCAAAGATTCGTGAAGCCCAGCAGGAATTCCAAGATGCTCAGCAAGAGGTTGCCAAAGAATATCTCTATCCTGAAGAAGAAGAGTTCTTGGAATCTCATCCAGACTATGATGTGCTTGCAAGTAAGGTGCGAATTGCACAACAATACTTCTTCAAGCTTTACCGCATTCCAGATACCGTAAAGGTTAAGTACAATTGGACGACGGAGACCGAGAAGGAGATAAAAGAGAAGTACGTTCCAGACGCCCCAGAGGGCGAACAGAATGTTCCGCGATCCTATGTTTTGCCGTTTGTTCCTTTCCTTGAGGAAGACGTGATACACGAAATCGAGGAAGATGAGGAAGAGGACGCCAACAAGAAGGGCAAGTCAAAGAACGACAAGAAGAAAGAGGGAACAAAGATAGAGTTTCGGCGAGTCGAGCAGCCAACCGAAATCCGTATTCGACTCTGGAGTTATGCCTTTAACCGCATTGCTGGGGGCGTCCATGAGTTTCTATTCCAAGACATAAAAGAGCGCACTCTTGAATGCGCAGACTTTGATCCTGAACTTGGACTTGTCCTGATTCACAAAGCACCATATATGATTAACACCTACTCAGGGTTCTCAGAGGATGCGCCATTCATTGCGTTCACCGGCCCAGTGGGGGCCGAAATATCTTACGAGAGGAAAGATCCAAGACTTGGCCCTCTTAATTTCTATCTCAAGAAGCTCGAGAAGCCGATCTCGGTGCTTAGCTCTCCGCCAGACAGAGAGAATAAGCTGGATCACTTTGAGCGAATCAATGAATTCATTGACTATCTGAAGGACGGTGAGAAACAGCCGCATTCTACTGAACTCGATAGCGTCGCTGATAACTTTGCTGGTGAAATCTGGGAGAAGGCTGCTGGGACCGAAGCCTCACAAGCTCGGTCTTCAGTTGCTGCTCCTATCTATGCATATCCGATCGGTCCGCTCCAAACGGTTTCATGGAATAGTGCGCCGTTTACAACCATGTTCGAGGTTAACACCGACTATCAAGCTAGAATTGGCACGACACTCAAAAGTAAGATCGCCAAAGATTTACAAAGCGCAGGTCTGTCACGGAAGATTTCCGGGAGAGACTATGCGATCGCCCAAGAGTTCTCTGAGCGACTCAACTACTTTGCAATGCGCAGAAGCGAAAGGTTCCAAGACGACGAGAGGCGCATTCTGATAAACACGCCTCACTTTGGCTCGATTGTTATGTACGACCCCAAGGAAGAAGAGGATGTAATAGCAATTAGCGCAAGTCTCTTCAAGCCGGATGTCCACTATCACTCGAAGTTTTGGCTTGGGCCTCTTCTTTGCCGCCCTCCTGTCCAGGAGGGGTTCTCGACACTCAAAACTCCTGTCTTGGCCGCTGGACACCATTGGTTCACTCCAAATGACGACCTTTGTTTGCTTGGAACGCATTCACACAAGATAGGCGGGTTCTATTACCCCTATGTCTATTACCAGGCAGATACCCCACCGCCTCCACTTATAAAGAATTACGTCAAGGGTGAAAAAGGATTTTTCCCAAAAGACGTGAGACTTGTAAATGAAGGGGCAGCGGATTCTTACTTTAAGGCTGAAGAATTTACTGATCGTGGTGCGGGTTCCGGTCTTGGAGATGTTGAGCTTCTCCAGGGTCATATCAAGGAAATTCCAAGAACGACACTTGGAGAGGAGCCGTTTGAGCAAACAAGTCAGAACATGGTTCTAGGCCTTCTCGTTGAGTACTGCGTGAAGGACATAATTGCTTCTGATACAAGCGCTCAGTGGTATGTCGCCTTCCAACTCGTCAATAAAGATGAGGCGTTTGATTCTGGCGCAGCCGCACCACCGAGAACTGGAGTAGGATATTACATTCTTCCAATAACGGCTGGTGAGGCATACAAGAAGCACAGGTATCTTCTTTCGTACATTGCTCCATCAACTGGAGTCGTTCAGGAATATGACAATATCTCGGTTCTGTTCTCTCGGGCTCATGATGGAGTTTTGCCGGGAGATTCATATAGAGGCTCAGTGTTCGTGCTGAACGCTGAGTTGGTCTGGGGCTGGCTAGAGTCGGCTCCATTCCCTTCGGTGGTGTGATGGCGCACATTAACCCTGATAATTACTGGGATCAACATTTTTTCGACGGAGAACATGCTCCGTGGGCGCATGGATACTTTGGGAAAATCGAAGGTTTTGTAAC